CGGTACAAACAGCTTCCGGATCTCGCGTCCCAGCTCCATACGCACCGGAATGTTCTGCAGATTCGGCTCTGTACTGCTGATACGTCCTGTCGCTGTGATCGTCTGGTTAAAGGTTCCGTGGATTCGTCCGTCCTCCCGGATAAATGCACCCAGCCCGTCCGCATAGGTCGATTTGAGTTTCGCCACCTGGCGATAGTCTAATACTTTCCGCACAACCGGATACTCCGGCGCCAGTTTTTCCAGCACATCCGCCGCCGTCGAATAACCGGTCTTCGTCTTTTTGCCGCCCGGCAGGGACATTTTTTCAAATAAAACCTCACCCAGCTGCTTCGGGGAATTAATATTAAATTCACAGCCCGTCTCGGCGTAAATCTCCTGCTCCAGTTTCTCTACCTGCGTCTGGAGGCGTTCGCCGTAGGCTTTCAATTCCTCCCGGCGCACCTGAATACCTTCCTCTTCCATATGGTAGAGGCTGTAAATAACCGGCATCTCTATCTCATAAAAGAGATGCAGCATTCCATGTCTTCGAAGCTGCCCCAGCAGGATTTCCCGCGATTTCCACGCCGTATATGCCATGTAGCAGACACAATTCAACGCTTTCTCCGGCATTGTCTCAAATGCATCCGACAGCGCCGTTTTTCCAAGCAAATCGACCTGTGACGGCACGGTCATATCCAGGTAATCGCGCGCCAGGTCATCATATCCATAGGTATCCTTGAGCGGATTTAACAGATATGCCGCCACGCCTGCGTCCATAACCGCACGGTTTCCTTCTGCATTCCGGATGCCGTCCACGATCCGGCGGCTGTGATTTTTAAGAAATGGAAGCTGGATCTTGAGATCCAGAACCGTCACAGACGGAACCACCTCCATCAGGCGTTCCAGCTCCTCCGCCAGATACTGTCCGGTCAGGAACCCAACCGCCGGGATCGCATAGATCGATGTCCCATCCAGGCAGAGCGCCAGTGCTACAACCTCTCCTTTTTCAATCACCAGCTGCGCGCCGATCTCCTCCGCCCGCTGTGCACGGTCAAAAATCACCTGTGCCTCGCCAAAATCATTTACCAGACGGAAAGATTTTTCCATTTCTGATGACGCAAAGGCGTCCTCACCAAATTTCTGCAGAATGGACTTAAATTCCAGCTGCTTCATATACTGGTATGCCTCCGGCGTGTAAAGCGAATCCAGCTTCGCCTCCTCCAGCGAAAAAACAATCTCGCAATTGATGCGGATCGTTGCCAGATCCTTGCTCATCTGCGCCATGTCATAATGCTCCCGAAGCGCTTTCTGTGCGCGCGGCGGCTTTACCTCATCAATGTGTGCATACGCATTCTCAATGCTTCCGTAGGTGGTAATCAGGCTGGTTGCCGTCTTTTCACCGATCGATGGCACGCCCGGAATATTATCCGAAGTATCGCCCATCAGCGCCTTTACATCAATAAATTCGATCGGCGTCACCTGATACTCCGCCTTCACATCCTCCGGGTAATAGTCGCGTATCTCCGTCGTACCTTTCGAAGTACGCGGCATCCGAATCTTAATGTGCGTATCTGCAAGCTGCAGCAGGTCACGATCTCCTGATACGATAGAAACCTCCACGCCCTCCGCCGCACAGCGTTTCGCGATCGTTCCCAGAATATCGTCTGCCTCATACCCCGCCTTGGTAAGAATCGGCACGCCCATCGCTGTCAGCACTTCCTTCATCACCGGAACCTGCTCATGCAGCTCCTGCGGCATCGGTTTTCTCGTTCCCTTGTATGCCGCATACATTTTGTGACGGAATGTCGGCTCTTTCAAGTCAAATGCCACTGCCAGATAGTCTGCCCCCTCATCTTCGATCACCCGGAACATGATATTTAAAAATCCGTACACTGCATTGGTGTGGAGTCCCTTCGAATTTGTCAACTCCGGCACCCCGTAAAATGCCCGGTTGAGTATACTATGACCATCTATCAGCACTAATTTGCCCATCTGTTTCCGTCTCCTGTTCTATCACTTGTTGCTTTTTCTATGGTGCCAGCCAAATCCTGACCTGCAGCATCACCGTCACCAATACCGCCATCACGCCCAGCGTATTGACCGCATACTCCATTTTCCGGAAGCGCCACATCCGGCGCACGCGGGCATATGACTCAGCGATCCGCTTCTGCAGTGCGCCCATGATATCAAAAGTACCCGATCCGGTGTCCAGCTGTTTCAGTCCGACATCCACCATAAAATAAATTTCCAATTCTTCCTGACAGTTGCGGCAATGTTCCAGATGCTCCAGAAACGCTTCCAGCTCATCCCCGCTCAGTTTATCCTGGATATACGGCGTCACAAGACGCTCCGCTTCCCGACAGGTCACAGACGCCACCTCCTTTTCCAGTCTGTCATTCCATATGAATTATCATTCACGCATGACGCGTTCATAAAACCATTTAAACCTAATCATACCTTATTTTAATGAAACACGCAAGTCCCTGCGAATGCTTCGCTTCTTAATTTCAAAACAAACAAAAAAACAGTTGCAATCTGTCTCCAATTTTGGTAAGATAAAAAGCGTCGATAGACAGCCGGCTTGTCGGAATGGCAGACGAGGTGGACTCAAAATCCATTGGTGGCAACACCGTGCGGGTTCAAGTCCCGCAGCCGGCAGATTTGAAAGCCCTTGAAAATATTGGATTTTTCCTCTATTTTCAAGGGCTTTCGGTGTTTTAGAGGTAAAACATGTAAATGTAAAAACAGGCTTTTTAAAGGTATTATGCAACACGAATGCAACACGAAAAAAGGACTATTTTTACATCACTTCACACATTCTGGATATGTCCGTCCTCTGCTATCCGATCTGCTGTAATCATCCAGCCGCCAGAATCAAACGCATACGCCTGTCCGTCAATCTGGCAGACTGTATCATGCAGATACGTGTAGTCGTTTGTCAGATACCACCAGCGCCCGTCCTGGCACACCCAGCCAGTGAGATACTTGCCAGACACCCAGCCGTCTTCGGTCTGAATCCACGGTGTTCCGCTGACAAAACACTTCCGGATCGGCTGCACCTGCTGCTCCTTACTGTATCGCTTGCCAGAGTCAGCACCTGCCGGAGCTGTCCGGATGATGAGCGAGGATGCAGTGACTTTCAAGCCGTGCACGCCGCTCTTAATCTCTTTGAGAGCTATGATTCCGGCGTTGTCCGTTTTGGCTGCTGGCGTCTCCGCGTCCATTTTAGGCCACGTCTTTTTAAATGCCTCAAATGTCCCGTAACGTTGTTTGAGGATGTTCGTTCCGCTGCCCCAATCCGGCAGATAGAGATGAGGCTTGTCCACGATGCTGTGCCAGTCTCCGCCCCAAGCGAGTCCTAAGCCCTTCGCCAGCTCTGCTGCCTTTTTAAACATACCTGTGCTGTCGTTGTAGGCATCGTCTGACACGCTGCCGTCGCCGTCCACATCCATCTTGAGATAAAAATCAAAGGCGATCCCCCACTGATGCTGACTGCTATAGCTACTGCCTTTTGCGTTGGTTACGATACTGCCGGGTTTGGTGCGTCCCTGCGCATACAGAGCGTCCTGCTCCGCCACTGTCCGCAGTGTTTCTCCGATGGCTACCGTGATGCCCTCGGTCGCGCAGGCTTTGACCCAGGCGGACGCAATGCGCTGCAGGCGCGGGTGGCATAATGTAATATCTCTCATAGATTTGTCCTCTTTTCTTTATGATATGAAAAATATGAAATTTTGTTTTTGGGGTATCTTGCAAAGATTTTTCGCATATGCTATAATGCCGATAGGCAAAAAGATATCAGTATCCACGATGATACAAAACGAAAGCCCCTGAGTGGTCGAGACTCAGGGGCTTTCTTCCTGTTTTGAACAGTCAGGCATCTGCAGGCTGGTTACCGTTTACTTATCGTCGTCCAACCATTTGATGATGTAGTGGCAGGCTACACCAGCCGCGACGGCGATAATAAAAGATATCAAGTATTCCACGATGACACCTCCTTCCTGTCACCAGTTTCGGAGGCGGTAACTTTGACATTATAGCATAGAAATCTTTTTCATTCTATCGATATCACTGATTTTCCCCGTTTGTTTTGCGATGGCAGCCATAACCCGGACTGCCGGCGGGAGATAGTTGGATCACCTCCTCCTATTCTTCTTTATTTGATTGTTTTAAAAGCTGATTTACGTAAGTGGATAATCCAGCTACAAGAACGCCCTGCGTCAGTGCTGTAAACACAGCCAGAGCAATATCCTGACCATTGGAACACCCACAGGTGGCGAAGACATAGATCGCGCAAATCAGCACGCCGATACCGCCATTTATTAATGGGATATACTTGTCTTTTACCGCTTCACTCTGTTTTAGCCACATTCCAATAAAATACAGCACCACCGCCACCACCAGTAATTCTGGCTTTACATAATCTTTTATCTGCATACTTTAATCCTCCTTTCCATTTTCCAGATCCGTGATCCGATGATTCGCAACTTTGATCTGCTCTTCCATCACTGCCTGGTTCTCTTCTAATTTATATGTACGCTCAATTACCGTGTTGTGCTTTTCCACCCTTTTCTCGAGCTGCTGGATGCGATAGGTAGTCAGCTGCGCTGATGCAATCACACCAACAAAGGCTCCCAGAATACCACCGGCGGACGCTATCAGGGCTACTATAATCTCTGTATTCATCTTATTCCTCCGGATGTTCTTTTAACCATTTTTCTGCTGCTGAACGCCAATAGAGCGGCACCTCTTCAAGCACCATTTTCCCGCTTCTGATTCTTTTCCCATAAAATGCACCCATTACTCTACACCTTCTTTCTCTGCCAGTTCGCTGGTGGCTGCCCCCAGGTCACTGATCGCCTCGTCTTGTACTGCCTGCCCCTCTTCCAGAGCATCCAAACGTTTCTCTGTGTCGGTTTTCATGCGGAAGGAAAACGTGGTCTGTATGCCGTCAGATACTTCCTGTGAGGTTTCAGATTCAAGAACCAAGTCCGTATATGTCCCGACAGTCATTCCAGCATCATTCTGGAATTTTACTTCTGCCAGATTTTCCGGAGTCAATGTTTTCCAAGTTTCCAGCATAGCATCCTTGCTGTCAAACTTGGCTGTCACCGCTGACAGGGATGCTCCTGCCTGCAGTTCGACTGTTGTGTTGTCTTTTAGAATCATTTTGTCCATAATATTTTTCCTCCTTATTAATAGGCTTTACTTATTTTATATTAGCAGATGTATCATTTCTGGTTCTCTCCACAAAATAGCGACTTGGATCTTTTGGTGGATAAAAACTTCACAACCCCCGCTGTTTTTGACGTCCCAAGCTACTCAAAATATCGCTTTTTATACTTTTACATCACCACACCCGACGCATACAGCAGTGACTACTTTCTAGTGCCAAGAAAATTGTATGGGTTATACAGTAACTACACCAAAATAAGAGCCATGCACGAAAATGATTACTTCAGCCTGCATCTATCCACCGAATTTTCAAACGGCAAACTCACGCTCGAGCGTGTGAATTTTGGTTCTGCATGGAACTCTGCTAACATCAAATGCTACGGAATTAAATAGCGACCTGACTCGCCCGATTATTGAAACAAACGCTTCATCTGACTTGAAACTTTCCTATAATTATGGTTCAAATGTGATTATAAATAATCAAATTGCTTTCGCATCATTGCAACCAAGAACGGCTAAATCAATAACCAGTAATATGACTTTACCATTTTCTTTACCTCGTCACTCTGCTGTATTTTTTATAGGACAGTATAATGATTCCAGTTCCATATCGGTATACGGAACTGGATTTGCAAACTCAAACGGAACTATCCGTTTCGATGCTATTGTAGGTGAGGAGTTTTACCGAATATTTTGCATATTTTTTACTTGGTAATATAGCGAGGCTTCCACTCATCTAAAAGAAAGTGGTAGCGAAAACGGTTTTTGCGCTGCATTTCAGTCGAGATATCAATATCATACTAATGCTAATTACATGTTGGCGAATGGAATCTACAAAACAGGCAAAACGGGTTTAAATCTTCCGTTTGAGAGCTATTGGATCATAATAACCTTTAACACATCCAACGACTTTGGAAATAATTCGAACGCTTGGATCGCACAATTTGCTATTTCAACTGATACCAATGATAAAGCTATTTATTTTCGAAGAAACATAAACTACACCCCGACCACTTGGGAATCCTGGAATAGACTTGCAGCAAGTTAAATAGCGAGGCCTTATTTACCAATGCTCTTCATACTGTCAGTGCCAACGACAGTAACGGCATAAAAAATGACATGTATGCTAATTGGAATACTTTTAAAACTGGTGTAGCTGCACTTCTGTACCGAAATTCTGCCGAGGCATGGATCGGACTTATCAATAAATACGATAATGCTAAAGGAAGCGTTTTACTGATCAACTCCTGGGGCTCAATTAAAGTTTACCGACACTATGGAACCGTTTTAACTGACATATATGTGGCATCTTGAAATCGTAATTTAACCGTGAAAATCTTACCCATCTTCCGGCTCAAAATGCTGCCTGATCTCCTCTTCTCTCCGCTCTCCTATTTTTATGTACAACAAAAAAGCCGCCATTTCTGCCGACTCAAAAAACTACTCCTCTCCTCTTCTATGCTGCGTATTTACGATACGACTCTCTCACGTTATCCTGCTTGATATTGCAGTAAATTAATGTGGTCTCTATCTTTGTGTGTCCCATCAGCACCATGACCTCCTCGATCCGCATTCCTCGATTCAAGAGATCTGTCGCAAAGGTTCGGCGAAATCGATGCGGATGCACATTTCCGACCCCTGCCTTTTTCCCTAAAGATTTCACAAGATATTGTACTCCCGCCACTGTCATGCGGCTATACGGCTTCTTCGCAGATACAAAAAGCGGTTTCTGCGCCAGTTCTTCCATTGTCAGCCCCTCTTTTGCCATTCTCCACCTTAGATATCGGTAGAGATGAAAGCAAGCTACGTCTGAGACGTATAATCTCCTCTCCTTTCGGCCCTTACCCATAACTTTGAACTCCTGCTTGTATAAATCTATATCTCCTACACTTAAGCTGCATAGCTCGGACACACGCACTCCCGTCGCATACAAAAACTCTATCAGTGCTCTATCCCGCGGACGCTCACAGGCGATCCGGAGGGCTTCCAGCTCCTGTGCCGAAAAGGCTTTTTTGATTGTGCTTTCGATCCGGAGTGATTCAATTCGCGCCACAGGATTATCTTTCACAAGGTTTTCTTTTTGTAGGAAGGTCCAGAAGCTATTTAGATACCGCATCCGCCCCTGCAGAGTGACCATGCTGATTTTATTCCGCTCCCGGAGCATTCCAAAATACCACCGTAGGTCCATTGTGGTGATATCTTCAATGTTCTTTTGGAGTGCATTCCGGCAGTTGGTAACTTCCCGGATGTACTGAGCCAGTGTGTTATCTTGTCGTCCGGAAACTTTTTTACTGGCAACAAACAGCCGCATCTTTACAGTGTCGCTGTCTGTGCCAGTTGCCTGGAGTTCATTCTTCTCTTCTACTACTCTCACGCCGTGGAAATTGATGTACAGGACATTCTGCAACTTGTCCAACTGCTCCTCATCCAAGCTGTTGCTCATCGCATTTACTACATTCATCAATAATTCTTCAATCATAAAATCTCTCCTTTCTGGCGCTTTCAGAGTAGCAAAAAGAAGAGATTCTGTAAAATTTTCTCAGTTAAATTACGATTTTAGATATATCCCATCATTTTCGCGCCCCGTGAAAATGGTTTTTAGTTTCTCTTTTGCCACGTGGCTGCATTTGGACTAGCGGTATAAATACATCCACTAGAACTGATTGCCACTATCAGATAATTCCAAACAAAGGCAATAGTAACATTTTGATCCGGAGCTAGAGTTACATCCCAGTTTATAATTCCAATCACAGGGATACTGCCATTTTTGCTATATGTTTTAAATATATCGCCGATGCTGGCAAGCGAAGAAATGTTTGCTATTTTTGCTCTTCCGGGCAAGTCGCTATTTTACTGTGTTATACCCATTCGCTCCAATTATGATTGTAATCGTAATATCTATACATGATTTTGGAGCTGTGTATCATACATTGTGCGCGCTCAGCTTCCAAATTGCCGATTGTATTATTCCATACCCAGACCGTGATTAGTATGGATATTTTATTTTTAAAAAATGAGTTATAATTGGCTGCATTTGAATCCCAACCATTAAAAACGGTTAAGATGCTTTTTGCGATGTTTGGATTAATAACAGTTATCTTCCAGTCCCAGCAGGTGAACGATCTCGTCCAAAAACTTCTGATCCACCGTGTCCCCGTCCAGCTCCACCGGCAGGACGATGTTCTCATACACATTCA